TAGTTGTTCTCGTCTGCGTCGAACAGCTTGATAGTAGGAGCAGGCTCGTTCTTAACTACCTTAAACATCTCATTATACTGAAGAATCAAGTTAGGCTCGAGATCTAGGCTGTCGGTTGTAGTAACCGCAGTCTTGCTGTAAGTCCAGGTAGGAAAAACATCTCTATCCTTCAGAAACTCTCTAAAGATAACTGGATACAGCTGCACCTGGAGCTTCTTTTCAGGGGTAGGGCTCACATTAAGAATAGCAGGCTTAGTAACGGTAATACTAGTACCATTATCAGATACAAGCGTGGCTACGATAGTACGCTGAATATTATCAAGAAATACAATGATTTTATTGTCCATATAGTTATATTATAGTGTTTTTAGTTAATATCAAGTTATTGACGAGGGAACTTAAAATAAGGAGACTTGGGGTTAATAAGGTCTTTATCAAGCAGACTCTTTTTATTAGCACGAGTCGGTACAATATCCCAACCACCACGCCGGGCATAGAAACAAGTTACAAGAAGTTCCTTAGGGTGCAATACATCCCAGAGACGCTTATACGCTGCTTCACAAATTTCTTCGTGAAAGTGACATTCATTCCGAAATGAAACGATCCACTTAAGAAGAGAGTAAGGGGTTATCTTGTAATTACCCTTATAATAGATATAAATGTCTCCTGAGTCAGGCTGCTTAGTAATCTTGCAATTAGAGCGAAGTAAGGAGCTTCTAAAATAATCGAACCCTTCTTTTTCCTCAGAGTAAACTTCAAGTAAGTTAGAATCTTCGTTAAAAACCTCAAACTTAATTTTATCCGCGCCGGGCAGAGTTTCAAGAGTACCCCAACAGTCGTTGGTATATTTAATTTCCCAGCGAGCTCTAGATGATACGTAATCTTCAGTAATATTATCGTTGAGTACTTGAGAGAACAACTGGACTTTTACGTCAGTCTCTAGAAGAGCGCTAAGATCTTTTTCTGCAGTAGTCTTAATATTTTTAAGAACTTCCTTTACAGTTTTACCCATAGGCTGCATGTTAAAACCGTTCCAATATAGCTTCATTGACTTAGATTCGACGATATAAGGATTAGTTGCAGTATAAACAACTTTAGCTACGCACGCGACAGGCAATCCGTTTTCAGTCATTGCACTACACTCATAACCATTCCATATATCATAACCCACGAATGGCAGGTTTTGATTCTGGATATTAAGATATGTACGGTTACGTTGACGCTCTTCTCGTACGAGAATATCGGGCGTATAGGTAGTAGGAGAATCTACTCTTTGACCGAGTACTTTATCGATATTATTAGTATTCATTGAAAGTCTTTTTTAATTTCATTAATTACAGTTTCTACTCGCTCTTGTTTAGAGCCCATAACGAATTTAAATTTGTCAGAAGGCATAGAGTTATGCTTAACGTAGAACTCAAACTGCTTAACCACGCTTTCAAAAAACTCTTTATTTGTACTACGTACCCCATCATCTTCTAGATTTAACTCAGGTACAATATAAAAAATCTTGTCATACAACTTAATTACATCTCTATATATTTCTACAGCAGCTTCATATACTTCCTTTTTTACTTGTTCTTTTTCGTAAAAATACCCCGTATAAGCAATGCCATCTAAAGCTCCGCGATCTAAAATCCAATTACCTGGAGCAGTAGCATATTCTAAATGCCTTGCCATGACTAAGTATTGTGTCAAAGACGTGCCGTTCTCATTAATAGGTATGTTTAAGTCTTTCAAACCCCTTGTAAGATTGGTACGAAAGGAAAAATGACATTCACTCGTTAAAAAAGTTTCTTTTTTAAGAGCATTAACTAATGTAGTTTTACCTTGAGAATGCGCACCACAAATACATGCTTTGTAATTATTTCGCATAAGAATTATTTAGTATAATACGTTTTTTAATAAACTCAACCCAATTTTCAATTGCCAGACTGTGCAGCTTAGCAATATAAGAATCGATATTATTAAAATCGGTATAGATGTTTTCGCTATAAAACTGTTTTTCAGAAACAACCTTACCAGCATCTACTTCAGGTATAACTTCATGTATAACATGTCCATGAAGCTTGTATGGTGTATTTGCATAGTTATCCCAAACTTTTTTCTGAGGATCTTTACCTTTAAGCGCAGGAAACTTAGTAATAAGGCCTGGGTGACCATTAAAAATCCTATAACGGCCACAAATTTGAGAAGGTAAAATACGTAAAAAACCGTGTAATGTTACCATATCAGCCCGTCTAATAGATTCTTTGTATTCCTCTATCGATGGCTTTTGAGAAATAAAAATAAACCGATCAAAAGCTAACTCTAGAAGTCTAGGATTAATACGATCCATATCTTCTAAAGGCTTGTTAGTAATAATTGCATTCGGGAAGCGCCCAACTCGAGTTGAAACCTCTAGTATCTCAGACCCGCTTTGAGAAAAAAGCGCTTTCCAGTAAAAGTCTTTTTTCATATTTTTAATCTAAAACCTATTGTATTATCACTGAAAAAAATTACAAGCACTAAATCAAAATTGTCATGGGTAAGTTTATAGGATTTAACATTTTCTAGTTTTTTGACGGGTAATTCTTTATTGCTTGTTGCGTTCCAAAAGCAATAGTCGATTATTTTTGTATCTCCGTCTAATAAATGTGGATAATTAATTCGTACAATTTCAGTTAAAGTTTCAATCGTCTTATCCATTATGGACAAACTTTCTAAAGTCTCTTATATTTTCTGCTATCCATTGTTCTTGCTCTTCATCGGGAACACAATCTAGTAGGTCGACGAGTTTAGTTTTTTCTTTTGTCCAGTTTGCAAAAAGATCTCCATAACCTACTTTCTTAATACCGTGTACAATAGGAGATGAAGTATCTAAAGTCTTGATCCAATTAAAAGAGGGATCGTTATAAAAACTATATTCGCGAGGATGTGCGCAGCCAAGTAGGTGGTGTGGCTTCTTGGTATTAATGACACCATCGTCCAAAAGTCTTTTTAGAGTCATCACTCTTCCCATGGCATAACTTACCCATTTATTAGGATGCGGAAAAACCGTTAAATAGTAACTATAATCAAAGGAAATAGCTAGTTTCTCTACCCCTAAATAATCTAAAGCAGTGTAGCATTTAACAAATTCTGCATAGGTCTTACCTTGTATAACTCCGATCGGTACAGAATCACTATAACAAGAAAAAATTGCACCACCCATCCAGTATTTTGCTTCTTGAATGGTTTTATCGCAATTTTCAAGTACGTCGGGTATAATATACTCTGTAGGCTCCAAATTATTAATCCAATTAATATATTTTTTTGTTTCGAAAGCAACACCGAGTTCAAAAATAGAATTATCTAGAAGAACAGTTCGGTTTAACTTTAAACTTTCTTTAAAAAAAGAAAAATACTCAGGGTTAGTCTCGAAAAGATGTACCAGAGCATAGTCATAATCGTTGTATGTCCGAGAGATCTCAAGCATACTAAGAGGGGATTCGTGTGAGATTTTAATCATGAGAATAAAGAAAAAAGATCGGTTTCAGATTCATTAACAACATCGGGCAGTCGCCAACCAATAGCCTCATAAACTGCTAAGATAGGCGGTTTAATAAGTGTATCAAACATTTCAATATAATCTACCTGAAACTCAGTAAATTCTACTGGGTAGGTTGCGGTATAGCAAAGCGTATCGATTTGGTAACGATTAGGAGCAACGTAAATCTTTTTAACCTTACCCCCTGAAGTAATTTTTTCGTATTTTGTATCTAAACCCATCTTTCTAAGTAGGTGATTAAAGTAAATTGCACCTTTTACGTGATTAGGAGTGCCTTTAGCAATTTTAAAAGGGTACTCACATTTACTCTCATACTTTTCTAAATCACTTAACCCCCCTCTAATAGCTATATCATCAATTTGTAATTTCTTAAAGCTTTCGTAGGTTTGCTTGTAAAGGTTATTAGCATTAATCTGGTCCTGCATTACTAGGGACGTTTCAATTACTTTCTTAATAAGTTCTTTAGCTTTTTTAGGTGTGGTAGAACGAGCAATCTCGACACCTACGTATTTAAACTTATTTACGTCTGCCCCTTCATCATTGAGTACGTGAATAATATAGCGCTTCTTTTCTAGGTACACCCCTACATCACAAATTGATTCTCGTTTAAAGAAATAACGAGGATCGACTGATTTGAACTCTGAAGCAGACCACTTTTTAATCTCATCATTAAGATATGTCCCCATATCTTTATCAATAAGATCTAACCCTTCAGGCGTAACTTTATTATTCTGAAATATTTTTAATTTTAACTTATCGAGTATAGGCTGTATAGTAATGTGAGTACTGTCAGTATCCCCGTAAATAGTAAGAGAAGTCCCAATACTATGTCTTGTTTTAGCATATTCATCCAGGATAACACTTGCTTGTTTAACCACAGATTGCCCCGTGAGAGTAATACTCCCAGCATGATCACTATCGCAAATAGGAGAAAATTTATTAGCAAAAACACCATAAATAGAATTAAGCAAAATTTTGATAACGTATTGAATAGTATCCGCTCTTTCCATAAAAGTCTTACACGCTCTATAATCATCAGTATCTGGAATTAACTTACTGAGTTTTTTCTTATACTCTACGTACTGATTTTTGTTAGCAACTCGTTCTGCATATAGCCCGTCAATAAGAGAAGGCACAACTCCTTTCTTCTTTTGAGTGTATAACACATTAGCCTTAGAAATAGCCAGTTTTTCCAAAGCTACAAATTGTTCAAACTTAGCATTAGGTAATTTATACTCTTTACCACTCGTTAAAAGTATGTTGGTATTTTCATTATCTCTACTAACAATTTTACCTACCTTAGTTTCGGGGGAGATATTAAGAGTAATGATAGTATTAGGATATAGTGAGTTAGCATCGTAGCTAACTACAGCAGTCTTAAGACCTCGTTCAGGATCTCTTACATAACCTCCTTCAATAGCTTCTCTTGTGGGCCCTTCTACAAACGTAGGTATAACCATACCATGTTTACGGGCTTCTAGGGAGACGCAGCCAGTTACAATAGAGACTTTACCAAGCGCGCTTTCGAAATTAGTTAATCCCTTATACGCTAACATACGTATAATCTTAAAGAATTGAAGCTTGTTCTCCATACGCACAAGTAGGTCAACGTCTTGAATGTTATAATCTACAAAATTATTCCAATCAGACTCTGAAAGAGTAGCTAGATTAGTTGCGTTAATAGCCAACTTACCTTCTCCTAGCTCGTGCTGCGCAACAAAGTTGAGAGCATATGACTCAAGCAACCCGCGAGCGAAACCTTTGTAGACTTCAAGATAGTCCATAGCTGCAAGGCCATGAATATACCAGCGGTCTAGTTCTTGACCCTTTACAAAAATACCTTTCCGGCACCACAGACTCTTAAGCGGGGATAACCGCTTTGCGGCATCTTCCCCGAGTAAGTTAGTAATACGGTTAATTAAATACGGAAAATCGAAAAAGTCCGTATTCCACCCTGATAGAATGTCCGGGTAATACCCATTCTCCCAAAACTCTAAAAACTTTTCTAGAAGATCGGCTTCGCTCGAGCATTCTGTATATACTACATTTTGACGCTTAGAGGTATACGGCTTAGTTCCCCATGTGTAAAACGTTTTAGATAAATTATCATAGATGGTAATTAGATTGATAGGGTGCTTTGCATCTTTAGCTTCCGGAAATTCATCAGGGCTGAATACTTCGATATCCAGAAAACACACCTTAATAGGGTTAGCAGTAAATTCGGGTTTATCGTATTGTTCACTAAATTGATCTATTAAAAATTGCTGCTCTACTTGAATATTATGGTAAAGCCGCTTGATAGCTCCATCTTGCGCAGCTTTATTACGATCAAAACTATTGCGAAAAACCTTTTTCTTTAGTTTAGTATTAAAGATAGATACAGCGTCTACGTTATCAGAATTCGTCTCAACGTAAAAATACGGCTGAAATGCCATCTTCTTGATAACTCGCTCTCCTTTATCATTCCAAGTAAAGAGATGGATCAACCCGTCTCGAGAGCTATAATAAACGTTACGGTACATAGGTCATATTGTCGTATGACCTTACATAAAGTTCAAGTAAAATATAGCTTTACGTACTCAT